GCGTGGTACCGGAGCAGGCTGTACCAGCACCTGGTGACCAGGCATTGAACTCGCCGCCCGGCGGCAGCGACCCCAGCGGTGCAGATGCGGCCGCGGGTGGTGTAGCAGTCACCGTGCCCGGCGCTGAGCCAGTCGCCAACACCGTGCAAGAAGCCGGTGGCCCAGCGGGCGAGCTGCCGATAGAGCTGCCGCCGGTGGGCACTTCGGCCGAGGGTGCTGCAGGTACCGGCGTTTCGCCGAACCAACTGGGCCAGGCTGGCGACGCGCTGCATGCTGTCGCCGACACAGCAGGGCTGGACGAACTCACCTCGAGCGCGCCGGCAGAGGTGAACACGGCTCAGGTTGAGGTTTACCCGCTACGCTCGTTCATGGATGAGGGCGAGCTGCGCCGGCGCGGCGGTCCAAGCTACCTGGTACCGCGGCTTCACGCCGAGGACCTCGAGAGGCGGAATCTGGTATCGCGCACTCCGCTGGAGGAGTGAGCCATGTCATTGATCAGCATGGCGCAGGCCCGGGCCCACCTTCGTGATCCAGACGATGACGACGATTATCTGCAGCTGCTGATCGACTCGGCCGAGCTCTCGGCAATGAACTACCTCAACCGCCAGGTTTACGTCGATGCGCAATCAATGGCAGAGGCGACACTGGCAGGCCTAGCCGGGGAGAAGCCTATGCTCTGCAACGCATCGTTCAAGTCGGCGTGCCTTCTGATCCTGGGGCACCTCTACGCCAATCGAGAAGACGTGGTGACGGGGACAATCGCGACTGACCTGCCTCGAGGCTCGCAGGCCTTGCTGACCCCGTATCGGGTGGGGTGGGGCATATGAGGGCCGGGGCGCTTCGTCATTTATTCGAAGTCAATTTCCGTCACGAGGAGCGCACCAAGTCTGGTGGGGCTGTCGTCACCTGGCTCCCTGCAGCTCGTCCAAAGATGTGGGGTGAAGTGCGTACACCCTCTGGCCGGATCATCGCTGTAGCTGAAAAGCTCAAAGCGGTAGTTACCGCCGAGATCATCAGCAGGCCTCGAGCTGACATCGTGGCAGGCGTAAGGCTCACCCGCCGCGGCGTCACGTATCAGGTCGAGGCTGTATTGCCAGACAACGAAAACACGCTGATGAGACTTCTTTGCTCATCGGTACCGAATCCATGAGGTGAACCATGAAAATTCAAGCATTGGGGCCGCTGACCGGTGCATCCGGCGAGCGCGAAAAGGGCGATATCTTCGAAGTGAAGAAGGAATACGGCGAAGGCCTGATCGCCCGCGGCTACGCGATCGAGGTCAAGGAAGATGCGGCCCAGGAAAAAACAGCCAAGGCCCAGGCCAAGGCCCAGGCCAAGGAGTAGGCCATGGCCCGCCGCTCAAAGATGCGCGGCGATATCCGCCTACGGCGAACGCTGCGCAACATCCACAAGACCATGGACAACGAATTGGCCCCGGCCATGCGCCATGCTGCCGAGCGGGTGCTGGCCACGCAGCAACAGCTGATGCCCAAGGATACGGGCGCTGCCGCCGCCGCGCTGAAGATCTACGTCGCGCCCAGCGGCCTTGATGCGCAGATCGGGATCAGGGGCAAGCGCGACAATCGCAAGTTCTTTTACCTGCGCTTCATCGAGTACGGCACCAAGGGCTACATCGGCGGCAAGCGAGCCGGGAACCGAAACCGGCGTGCGACCAACAAGAGCGACGGTACGCATTTCTTCGGAAAGTACCCTGACATTCCGGCCAGGCCGGCGCATCCGTGGCTTCGGCCCTCCATCGATGTGAATCGCGAGTACGTTATGGCTGACATCGAGACAGCGGTGCGCCGCACGCTGCGCAAGGCAAGCCAGGGGGTAGGCAATGGCTGATCCCTCGGTATCGCTGCAAGAGGCCATTTTTGCCAGGCTGCTGGCCGAGGTGAGCTGCCCGGTCTTTGACGGTGCGCCCATGGACGCCGACATGCCCTATGTGTCGATCGACCGCGAGGTTTCAGTCAACGTCAGCCCGATATCAGGCCGTAAGCGCGAGCAGCGCCTGCTGTACCTGTCGGTCTGGTCAGACACGGTTGGCCAGGCAGAGGTGAAACGCATCAACGGGGAAGTCATTGCCGCCCTGGACGAGCGCCCGCTGCCGCTGAGCGTCGGCAGGGCAGTCTCTGTGCGCGTTATCCAGTCGGACGCCCAGCGTGACGCTGACGGGGTTACCTACCAAGGGTCGATCACCGTCCGCGTCATCACCACCCACTGATCCACCTACCGGCCGCACCGCGGCTTTATCCACTGTGCCTTTGGAGGAACCCCCATGGCCGAAGACAACCTGAACACAGCCGCCGGCTGCCGCCTCTACATTGGCGGCAAGACCGGCGCCGACACTGAAACCAAATACAAAGCTGACACCTACGTCCGGGTGGGTGAGATCGAAGACCTCGGTGAGTTCGGCGACACTTTTAGCCCCGTCAACTTCACCTCCCTGGACAACGGCCGGGTGCGCAAATACAAGGGCACAGCCGATGCCGGTGACATGACGATGGTTGTCGGTCTGGATAACGGCGATGTGGGCCAGAAAGCCGTGGCCGTGGCTCACAAGGACCGGGCCAAGGGTAACTACAACATCAAGGTCACCCTCAACGATGGCGATCCAGGAGCAACCCCACCCATCTTGCCGACCACGTTCTACTTCGGGGCGCGGGTGATGAACAACAAAGTGGCGGCCGGTTCCGCTGACAACGTCGTACGGCGTAACGTCACGCTGGGCATCAACACCGACATCCTCGAAATCGCGGCCGGTCCAGCAACCGCCTAAACGATGGGGCTACGGCCCCGTCAATTCGTGAGGATAATTCATGAGCGAAGCTCTGTACGGCACCATCACGCTGGTGGTCGGTGCGCGGACTTACACCCTGCGGCCAACGCTTGAAGCGGCACTGCTGATCGAGGCGCGATTTGGTGGCCTGCGCGGCGCGCTTGAGTCGATGCGGCTGATGAGCATTTCGTCCAGCGCCGACATCATCGTCGCTGGCGCAGGCCTGGGTGCTGACAAGCACGCCCAGGTGGCCACCGAGGTCTTCCAGACCGGTGTCGCCAAGGTCTCTACCCAGCTGATCGACTTCATCACCGTGCTGCTTAACCCGGTACCGCCGAGCGTGGTCGCCCGGGGAAAGGACGAGGCGGACAGCACAGCGCCGTGAAGGACGGTAGCTACGTCGATTATCTGTTCGGCGTAGCCACCGGCTGGCTTGGCTGGCCGCCTGACACGGCTTGGCATACCCCTATACCGCAGCTGATGTTGGCGCTGGATGCGCGGATCGAATGGACCGGCCGCGGCCAGGCCCAAGGCAATGCATCTGGTCAAGCGACCGTAGCGCGGAAGCCTGGCAGCGTAGCTGACAAGCTGAAGGCCTTCTTCCGAGGTCGGCAGCCGGAATAAGTCACCGCCTACGGGCGGTTTTTGTGCTTGGAGAAACGCATGGCCGATCAACAAGTCCAGGGCATGCTGGTCCAGATCGAGGCCACCACGGCCCAGCTGCGCCGCGAACTGGCAAACGCTGATCAACTGGTGGCGCGCAGCACGCAAGCGATCGACCGCAATCTGGCCACCGTCGATTCCGCGTTCGATAGGGCGGGTGCGGCAGCGCAGTCGGCGGGTGTATTGATGCGCGGCGCCTTTGCAGCCGTGGCAGGCGCGGGGCTGATCGGCGGGATCATCAAGCAGGTGGATGCCTACGGGCAAATGTCCGACCGGATGAAGGCCGCCGCTGGCAGCGCCGCAGAATATCAGGTGGTGCAGGATCACCTGCTGCGCACTGCGCAGGAAACGTACCGCCCACTGGCAGAAGCGCAGGAGCTGTACATCCGCACGGCGGACGTGATGCGCAGCCTGGGCTTCAATACTCAGCAGACGCTCGATATCACCGACAGTTTCAGCTTCCAGCTGGTGACCAACGCCGCGACCGCTGACAAAGCGGCATCGGCCCTGGATGCCTATTCGAAGGCTCTGCAGACCGGCAAGATTGACGCCGATGGATGGGTTTCTATCCAGAGCGCAATGCCCACCATCGTGCAGGCAATTGCTAGCGGCACCGGCAAGAGCGCTGAGGCTATTCGCAAACTGGGTGTGGAAGGCAAGCTCGCGCTTGAGGACCTCAACACCGGTCTGCTAAGCACGGTGGATGCTAACCGTAAAGCAGCTGCCGAGATGTCCACCAGTGTTCAGGACGCCCTGGTGAATATCGGTAATGCAATCAGCACCTTTCTGGGCGGCATGGAGGAGCGTACCGGCGCGGTTGCAGGTCTCTCCCAAGTGCTCCTGGCGCTGGCCGACAATGTGGATCTGGTGGCAGTCGCAATGGGCGGTGCCGGTGCCGCAGCGCTAACCCTTTACGTGGCCAAGGCCGGGATGGCAGTGAAAGCTGCGCTGGCCCAGCGAATTGCCGAAGTCGACAACGCCCGGGCTGCGATTCGCGGTGCCGAGGCCCAGCGTATCTACGCGCAGGCACAACTGCAGCAGGCAGAGGCGTCTGTCGCCGCCGCTACTGGCCTGCAGCGTCTGTCATTGGTTCAGACGCAGCTGCTGCCCAAGCAAGCGGCGCTCACAGCATCGACCGAGGCATTGGCCATTGCGCAGGCAAACCTGACCCGCGCTGCCACTGGCGGCCTACTGACGGCGTTGGGCGGGCCGATGGGGCTGGCGCTGCTCGCTGGTACCGCAGCGGCCAGCTTCCTGCTGCTGAGCGAGAACTCCGATGGCCTGGAGAAAAAACTGGGCGATCTGGCCGACCCTCTCGACAAGGTGATGGAGCGTTTCGGGAAGTTGAACAGCGCCACCCAGGCCGTAGCACTCAGGGAGCTACAGGGCAAGCTTGACGACCTGCAGAGCCAGCTCGGGCAGACTGCCGGGGCCATTGCTGACAAGTTCGAGAATGATCTGCGCGGCCTTGGAGCTGCGGGTGTCGATGGCTTCATTGCCGGCCTGGCTCCAATGCCCAAGGAAGCGCAAAGAGCGCTCGACCTGGTCCGCGATGCCGCCAATCAAGCAGCAACCGGCGCCGTGGTGGATTGGAAGGCCGTAGCCGATGAAGTGCGGGGTATTCCTGGTGTCACCGAAGCGATGGCCCAGGCTATCGAGACGGGTCAGATCAAAGCCTCGGATCTCAGCGCCGAGTTGGTGAACCTGCGCTCCAAGCTGGCTGAGCTGACTGGCGAAACCGATCGCAATACAGCTTCGACTCAGGCTAACAATGCTGCAAAAGCCGGCATGAGCTCCGCCGGCGAGAGCTATCTGGCCACCTTGCAGAAGCAGCTCGCAGGCCTTCAGGACAACGGCGATGCAATCAAGATAGCCAACCGTCATATCGCCGAAAACGCTGACCTCACTGAAACAGACCGCCAGGCGATTCTGTCCGCCGCGAGCGCGATTGAGTCGCTGAAGAAGAAAAACAAAGACGCGACTCAAGGGAGCAAGGACCGAACCAAGTCCCTGCAGGACGAAATCAAGGCCCTCGATGCGATCATTGACCGTGCTCTGCCTGAGCGCAAACGTCTGGAAGACCTCAAGGAAGGTATTGATGGGCTGCGCAAGGCACAGGCAGGCGGAAAGATCACAGCGGCCGAGATGGAGCTGGGCATCAAAAACCTGAACGCGGCCTATGCAGCCCCGGCCATCCAAAAGCGTGCCGAGGAGGAAAGGAAGTTGGCGGAGGCGCGGCGAAACAGCGCCGAAGCC